ATTAGATATACCAAGAACTCGTGTTGTTGGACTTATCAATGAGTGGAAAGTTATGGCATCTGCAAACGATGCAATTCGTGCTCGTGCAAAAGAGGCTTTGGTTGGAGCAGACACTCACTATACAAAATTAATTACCAAAGCCTATGAGGTTATGGATGAATCAAGTTTAACAAACAACTTAAGTGCTAAGACGGCATCTATTAAACTTGTTATGGATATTGAAAAATCTAGAATTGAAATGCTTCAAAAAGCAGGACTTCTTGAAAACAAAGAACTTGCAGAAGAGATGATTGAGATTGAAAGAAAGCAAGAAGTTTTAATAGGAATTCTTAGGGATGTGGCTTCCGAGCATCCAGAAGTACGTGATATTATTATGCAAAAATTGTCATCTATTGCAAGAGAAGGCGAAGTGATTACAATTGTCCATGATGTTCAATGATTTTCTTGAAGTTTTAAAAGAGAATCATTTTGATGAAAAGCCTGTTGATGTAAAAACATTTGTGCAATCTCCAGAATATTTAGGACAACCAGTTTTATCTGATATACAATATGAAATTGTTGAAGCAATGAGTCAGATATATCGTAAAGAAGATTTGATGGACATTATGGGTGATGTTGAGGGGTCAAGGCATTTTGCTAAGTATACGAAAAATGAACTCATTCTTCAACTTGGCAAGGGTAGCGGAAAAGATTTTATATCAACAGTAGCCTGCGCCTATGTAGTATATAAACTACTGTGTTTAAAAGATCCAGCAATCTATTATGGTAAGCCTGCTGGAGATGCAATAGATATTATTAACGTAGCCGTAAATGCTGCACAAGCAAAGAATGTTTTTTTTAAGGGATTTAAAACTAAAATTGAAAGATCACCCTGGTTTGCTGGTAAGTATAATGCAAAAGCAGACTCTGTTGAGTTTGATAAAGCGATCACTGTTTATTCTGGACACTCAGAAAGAGAATCCCACGAAGGCTTAAACCTGCTTATGGCAGTACTTGATGAGATTTCTGGTTTTGTAAGTGAAGTAGTATCTGGTAATGAACAGGGAAAGACTGCTGATAATATTTATAAGGCATTTCGTGGATCAGTAGACTCTCGTTTCCCAGACCTTGGAAAAGTTGTTTTGCTTTCCTTCCCTAGATATCAGGGTGACTTTATTTCTCAAAGGTATGAATCAGTTATTGCTGATAAAGAAACAGTTGAACGAACACACACATTTATTATGAATGAAGACCTACCCCATGATGATCCAGGAAATCAGTTTCAAATTTCGTGGGACGAAGACAATATTCTTCAATACAAAATTCCAAGGGTATACGCATTCAAAAGACCTACATGGGAAGTAAATCCTACCCGTAAGATAGAAGACTTTAAACTGGCGTTCTATACTGATCTTGGTGATGCCATGATGCGCTTTGCCTGTATGCCAACATACTCATCTGATGCTTTCTTTAAACAAATTGACAAGGTTGAGAAGTGTATGAATACTAGAAACCCACTAGATTCATTTAGAAGGTTTGATGAAACCTTTGTACCAGATCCAGAAAAAACATACTACATCCATGCTGACCTTGCACAAAAGCACGATAAGTGTGCAGTTGCAATTGCTCACGTAGATAAGTGGGTAAATATTCAGGTAATTAAAGATTATGAACAGGTAGCACCAATAGTAGTAGTAGATGCGGTTGCATGGTGGGAGCCAAGAGCAGAAGGCCCAGTTAATCTATCTGAGGTTAAGCAATGGATTATAAATTTACGCAGACAAGGTTTTAATATTGGGATGGTTTCATTTGACCGTTGGCAATCATTTGATATCCAAAATGAGTTGCAGGCCGTTGGAATTAGGACTGAGACGGTATCTGTTGCCAAGAAGCACTATGAGGATCTTGCTATGATGATTTATGAAGAGCGTGTTTCTATTCCAAGAATCCCTATCCTATTAGAGGAAATGTCAGAACTTAAAATCATGAAGGGCAATCGTGTTGATCACCCCCGTAAAAAATCTAAGGACTTGGCAGATGCCGTTACTGGTGCGGTATTTGGAGCAATATCACACACACCAAAGAATAATAATACAGAGATAGAGATTCATACTTGGTCATCATCTGCGCGACTTGCAGAAAAGGAGCAACGTATGGTAGAATTAGATAATCGGAAGATGCCTGACGATGTTAGGGATTTTTTAGATGGTCTTAATTTAATATAATGTTCTGGTCAAAGTATCAGATAAAACTAACAAGGAGAAAAATGAATTCATTTAAGAAACTCGCACTTGCCATGGTTGCAGCCATGACACTGGGCACAATTGTAGCAACGCCTGCAAACGCTGCTGTAATGACAGTCGCTGTATCGCTTGACACTGTAGCAAACACTACAGCATCAGCAATTGCAACGCCTGCCGCATTACCAGTACCTGCAGATAACTCAGTTGATGCAGCAGATGCACTAAAGTTTATTGCAACAGTTGATGTTGGAACAAGCGTAACCGCAGTAGCAACAAATGCAACAATTGTTTCTGCACTACACACAACCGCTGCACCAGTAGGAGCAACGTCAGGATCCTCATCTTTGACAATTGCAACTGGTACAGGAACAACCGCAACGTTTTACGTATATACTAAAACGACAGCAATTGGCACAGTTGTAATCACTAATGGTGGAACACAACTTACATACTACGTACAGGGAACTGCTGGTAAGATTAATACTCTTACAGTATCTGCTCCTGCTGCTGGTGCTGCTGGTACAAAGCAAGACATCTCAGTAACTGCAACAGATACATTTGGTAACAAGGTATCTGCTAAGTCAATTACTGCTACAGTCTTTGCCTCAACAGCAGTTATGGATACAGCAACAGTAACAACTGGTGCTACACTTTCAGATTTTGGAGTTGCAAAGTTTGTTGCAACACTTCCAGCAACTGGAACACGCTCACTAATCACATTCAGCCCAACAACTGCTGGAGATGCAACAACTGCTGATGTAGTTGGTCTACCTGCTCGTGCACTTGCACCGTTTGCAGAAATCACAGTTCGTGATCTAGTTTCAGAACTTGCAGCACAAACTGCTGCTAAGGATGCAGCACTTGCTGCTAAGGCAATTTCAGATGCTGCAGTCGTAAAGGCTGCCTCAGATGCTGTTGCTGCTAAGGCTGAATCAGATGCTGCTCTTGCAGCAGAGAAGGCTGCTTCTGTAAAGGCACTTGCTGATGCAAAGGCCGCTTCAGATAAGTCTGCTCTAGATGCAAAGGCTGCTTCAGATAAGTCTGCTCTAGATGCAAAGGCTGCTGCTGATAAGGCTGCTACAGATGCAAAGGCTGCTGCTGATGCAGTCGTACTTGCTAAAGATGCAACTATTGCTAAGTTAACAGCAGATAATGCTGCTGCACTTAAGTCAATCAAAACTGCTTTCAATGCACTTGCTAAGAAGTGGAATGCAAAGAATCCAAAGGCTAAGGTTACTTACGTCAAGTAATTAGTCCAACAATCAGGGGAGCCATTAATTTGGCTCCCTTTTTTGTTATATTATTATGTTTAACTGAATAATTTGATATAATAGGTGTGAGGAGAGTCCACCACTTGAATAAACTTTTGCGTATATCTACAGTTTTTTTACTTGCTTTTGGATGGTTATTTATAGCACCAACAGAGGCAAGTTCAGACGACCCACTAACAGTTGCAGCCCAAGAAATTGAAGACCTCAACGATAGCGTTGACGACCTTGGTTACAAGGATGAATTCTTGTCCTTAATTGAAGAGGCAGAAGATAAGTATGCCATTGCGGTATCTGCACAATCAACCCAGTCTCAAACTTCTGACCTGTATGATAACTCTCTTGTCCTAAAAGCCACGGCAGGGGAACAAAAAGCATTAGCCCAAACAGCATTAGATGGACAAACAGTAGTAGTGGCAACTGCCCTAACTAATAAAAATAATGCTCAAGATGCTCTTGATGTAGCCAACATAAACCTTTCAACTCAGTCTGGCTCAATAACTGATATCACAACAGAAGATTTTAACAATAATAGTATAAACAATGGCAGACAAAATTGGCCTGCAGGTGCACTTAGTATATTCATAGTTGGATCAATAGATTCAAATGGAAACTCTGTAGGCACGGAGGTTGCAATAACTTCAACAAATAATGGTGGATATTTTTATGGAAGCGAACAAACACCAAGTAATGATTTAGTTAACCCCCCAGCACTACATCTTAAAATCCCAACTCAAACACTAGCCTTTCGTGTTTCCAACTGGAGTGGAGGGGCTGTAACACAGGTTAAATTTTCTGTATTTGCAAAAAATGGAGATGCTACCGCTATGGTCAGACATACAGATGGAACAACATATACCTTTACAATTCAAGACAATGTTAATTCAAATTATCCAGGGTATGTTCATCAAGAGGTTTTAGATGCCCTTCCTGGTAAACAAATTCATGAGATATATTTTTGGGCAGACAACGATGACTGGTACGTTATTGATAATGTAATTATAAAAACTATTATAGGAAGTGCTCCAAGTCAAGAATTAAGTGATGCGGTTGCCTCAGCACAGGCTGTATATGATAATAAACTAAGTATTTATAATCAAGAGGTTTCAACATTAAATGCTTACAATCAAACCTTAACTA